GAAAGTCTCCACGGAGAGCATCCCGAACCTGGGCGGCGCCGCGGTGAAGATTCTGACCGCCATCGGCAGTGTGCTGTTCGGTGAAGGCGAAGAGGAAGGGGCGGTTTCCGCCGGCGTGACGGCGCTTACGGATATCGTACGGAACATCTTCACAGAAATCACCACCAATGTGATTCCCGGGATGGGCGAACAGGTCGGGAACATTCTCGGCGCCATCGCGCAATTCTTCACGCCGGAAAACATGAAGGAGCAGGGCACAGGGCTGGGAGACCTGGCCAGCAGTCTGCTGACGGGCCTTGTCGATACGCTGACGGCAACAATTGACGCCATTCTCTCCATCGGTGACGATGTGGAAGCGGACGAAGTGTTCAGCGGTATTCTCGAGGGGATCGGAGCTTTCGCGGGAAAGATCATTGAAGCCCTCGTGACGGTGATCCCCAAGCTTGGGGCAAGCGCGGCGAGAATCATCACGGCCATCGGGGACGCCATCTTTTCCGGAGAAGATGATGACGCCGTGTCTGGCGGCGTCACCGCGCTGGCAACCATCCTAACGGATATCATCAGCACGATCACCACAGACATTATTCCTTCCCTGGGCTCGTCGCTGAGCGGCATCCTGACAGCCATCGGAAACACACTGTTCAAGCCGAACGGGAGCGGAGACAGCGTCATCAGCGCCGGGCTGACGGCCATGACAACACTGATGACCGATTTGCTGACCGCGCTGGGGACGCAGGTTATACCGACCCTTGGCCAAGCGGCAGCCGGAATTATCACCGCGATCGGTGATCTGCTTTTCGGGAAGGATGAAAACGGCGCTTTCGTCGGGCAGGGCATCGGCGGTCTGACCACGATGTTTACCAATCTTTTTGAGACTGTGCGCACGAAGGTCATCCCCGGTCTCGGCGGCGCTGTGGGCGATATCCTGAAAGCAATCGCCGGTCTGTTCACGAAAGAAAACATGGAACAGCTCGGCGGCGGCCTCGGGGATTTGGCCAGCAGTATCATTGGCGGTATTGCAGATGCTATATCTTCCGTGGTTGATCAGCTGACAAGCATCGCGGACAGCGGCGACATTGAATCCAGTCTCCAGGGCGTGATGACCGGCCTGCAAACATTCGGCAGCAAAGTGTTTGACGCGCTGGTGTACGCGATTCCCAAAATCTACGGGGCAGGAGCCAGACTGATCGGCGCGATTGCTTCGACATTGTTCGGCGTCGATTCTGAGGGTCTGGACGAAGCCTATAAAAGCCTGTCCGGCAACATCATCGGCGGAATCAGGGACGCCTTCGCTTCTATCGGAGAGGCGATCGCGAACGGTAAGGCAGCGGATGTCGGCATTGCCGCAGGCCAGGAGGTCACCAATCTGCTCCACGCCATATTCAGCGGCTTTACGGAATTCGCCACGAACGCGGATGTGCTCGAATTCCTCCGAGGGCTTGGCCGGGGCCTGATTGACGCGCTTGGAACCATCGGAGAAACACTCGGCGCATTCGCGGGCGAGCTTATCAAATGGCTCTTCAGCGGGCAGGCAATTACGGACATTTACAACGCCGGGAAGGCCATGTTCAATCTGCTATGGGAAGGGTTCAAGACTGCCGTCGGCGGTGTCACTACATTCCTGGCAGATTTTATGAACAGTCTGCTCATCAGCTGGGGCGTAATCGACAAGGAAAAGGCGGAAGCGTACAGACAGGCAGAAACGCTAAGGGAGACCTACGGACACGCCTTCAACGACGTCTTTTCTGAGGGACTGAGCGCCGGAAACTACGATGATTACAACCGGGCAATCGTAGCCGCTATATTCGGGACCGGCACCGGCAGGACACAATTCAGCGAAGAAGCGACCAGATGGCTCGACACGAATGTGGACAGTATACTCCCGGAAGGCCGGCACTGGCAGGAAATCATCACCAGTATGTGGGGGCAAATCTGGGAAGCGGCCCGTTCCGACTCCGACACCGTAACAGGCGACTGGGTGAAAGAAATGATGCGTTCCACACTGGAAAGCATGGATTTCGACCCTGACGAAATTGATGACGAAGTCTGGGACGCAGCCGCCAACTGGATCAAAAACGGCGGCGTGGACGCAGAGAACGGCCTCATGTCCCTGCTTTTTGAACACCTTTTTGGCGGCGATCCCGGTCAATCATTTGAATCGGCGGAAAATGAGGCGCAGGCCGCCGCGGAAAGAGCCGGAATAGAGTTTGCGGAAACAGTTGAAGAGGCTGGGGACGAGATCACGGAAGCCATGGACGGCAGTGCCAACGCCTTCGGCCTGGACGGCTTTACCGGCGCACTCGCAGACGGACAGCAGCCGGCAGAAGAAGCCGCGCTGCAAGTCTCCGACGCGGTTGTGCGCGAATTCCTGCTGACCCTGAGCGCCGATAACGGCAAAGCCATTGGCGATATGTATGTCGGCGGTGTCATCGCGGCATTGCAGAACGAGGATCTTGTGACCGCCGCCAGCGGCGCTGGACACGACATCGGCGTAAACTTCGGCCAGGGCCTGGCAAACGGCATCAGCTCCATGACTGACACGGTCTATAACGCCGCCTGGAATATTGGCATTACCGCGGCAAACGCGCTCTCCGCCGCCATTCAGGAGGGAAGCCCCTCTAAGCTGACTGGGGAAAGCGGTATGAACTTCGGGCTGGGCTTCATCAACAGCATCATGAACAGCGCCGGAGAAGCCGGCGAGGCAGCGGCTGTTCTGGGCGGCAGTGCGGCGGCCTCCCTCGAGAGAACCGTCGGTGACATGCAGAACATGGCTGCTGCCGATCTGAGCCTGCCTGTAAAGAGTCGTCAGACCGAGACGGAACGGTATGCCGCCGAATCTGAAAGAACGGCGCAGATGTACGCAGAAGCGATCGCAAGTTCGCTGAACGGCGCACGTGTTGTGATGAACGGAGAACTGGTCGGCGAGCTGGTGACAGACACCGTCAGCGAAGGTATCGCGAGCAGAGCCTCCGGAAAGAGGTGGGGAACGGTATGAGAAATCTGATGACTTGCGCGCTGGGCGGAATTGGCTTGCTGGATGTGGACGAACGCGTCTACATCGACGACATTGAGGAAGAGATCAGCATCTCACAGGACACAGCCAAAAGGCCTGGATATGGCCAGTTTCCCCTGAACGCTCCCAGGCGCGACTCCCTCATCGTCACGATCACGTTTATGGTCAAAGAACGCGACCGGACTGCACGGGCATCTGTCATCCAGACGGTGCGGGGGTGGGCAAAAGAGGGATGGCTGACGCTGAACATCCGGCCGAACCAGCAGCTGTACGTCTTCTGTACCAAGCTGCCGGAAACAAAAACCTTCGAGTGGACAGAACGGATGGAGATCCAGTTCACCGCCTACGGCGAGGCCTACTGGCAGGAGATCGTGCCGGTGTCTGTCAACGCGGCGTCCGCCGTCTCATCCGACACGCGGACCATCATGCCGAACGGGACGCAGGATTGCTTCCTGGAGGCCGAAATCAAGCCCTCCAGCGGCACGCTGACGTCTGTCAGCATCGCAGTGGGCACACAGACGCTGGCCCTCTCTGGGCTGTCTGTGACCAAGACGGCACCGCTGCAAATCTACTATGACGCGCTGCATCTGCTTCACATCGAGAGCGGCGGCAGCTCGCTGCTCAGCAAGCGATCCGCAGCCAGCGCGGACGACATCATTCTAGCGGCCGGACAGGCCAACACGGTAATCCTGACATTCAGCCGGGCGTGTACTTACACGATCAAAGCGAGGGGGCTGTACCGATGAGCATGAACAGCGTGCGGCTCCCCCGCAAGCTCAACAAGAGCGTGTCCGGCGGGCAGCTGACGGAAGCGGGACGGCTGCGTCCGGTCGGCGCACTGGCGATTACCCTGAACATGCTGCCGCTCCACCGGGTGACCATGACTCTCGCGGAGAACGATCTGCCGCTGGCCATACATGATCTGGTGGAGGTCTATAATCAGAACGGGAGCGTCGGCGTATACCGCGTGACAAAGATCACCCCCACCTACCGAAAAGAGCGGAAAATCGAACTCTCCCACGGGCTGGACGTGTTCTCTGATTCCACCTTCGCGGGGATCGAGACATTCAGCGGGACGGTAGCCGCGTTTCTGCAAAAGGTGATCAGCGCGCAGACACAGAAGATCGGCGGCGTCAGTTACTGGCAGCTGGGAACCGTAGCCGACGCCAACCCATGGAATAAGGACATCAAGTATGACAACCTTATGGAGTGCCTGACGGATATCGCGAAGACCGAAGAGGACTATGTGTTCACCTTCGACATGAGCACCTTCCCGTGGACGCTCAATTTCGTAGCCAGGGACAGCGCGGTGCTCTCCGAATTCCGGCTCGGCAGGAACATGGAAAGCTGTCAGGTTGCCATGGACGATTCGGAGCTGTGCACCCGGCTGTATCTGTCCGTGACAACTGAAACCCAGGAGACTGTGACGGACGGCGGCACGACTTACATCGCCGGGAAGAAGACGTCTGAGGGCTACTACACCTACAACGACACAGCCGCGCAGGCAATCTGGGGCATTGTCTGCAAAACGGCCGGCGTGCTCCGGAAAGACGTGCCGACAGACCCGATGCTCACAGCATGGGTCGATGCCTATTTCAGCCGGCACAACACCCCGGCGCTGCAGATCACGATCAGCGGAGAGGAGCTGAACCGGCTGACCGGCGAAAGCATCGACGAGCTGTTCATCGGCAGGATTTGCCGGGTAGCGCTGCCAGACTACGCCGTAGTATTTACTGAGCGGATCGTCAGCGTGCAGTATCCGGACGCGCTGCGCACGCCATATTATGTGAAGGTCAGCCTGGCGAACAAACGGCAGACCGCCGAGGGCAGCTTCGCCGAGCTCCGGCAGAGCACCGGAAGGGGAGGCGGTACTGCGCGCGCCGCGAAAGACAAGGCAGACAATAACGAGACCGAACAAGAAAAGCGGCGGATCATCTACGACCTGCAGGTCACCAAGGACGAGCGGCGGTTCGCCATTATCGCCACCGAAAGCTGGTATGACCAGACAGAGGCGGCCGGGCAGACCCTGATCGGCAAATACACAGCCGATTTTGAGCTGACCGCCAGGAAGCTGTCCTCCGCGTTCTCTGTGACGGGCGTGCGGCTGGATGCGAACGGAGACCCGGTCACGGATGGCAGCGGCAACTATGTGTTCGACGGCGGGCATAACGCGCTGTCATCGCAGATCACGCAAACCGCAACGGATATTACGACTCTGGTGCAGAAAACCGGAATAAACAGCCTGGGACAAAACGAAACACTGTACTCACAGATATCCCAAACCGCAACAGATATCACAACCCTGGTACGGAAAACCGGGATCAACAGCCTGGGGCAGAGTGAAACCCTTTATTCGCGCATCTCACAGAACGAGCAGAGCATCACGACAAAAGTATCCGCCGGCGATATCGCGTCCACAATCAACCAGACGGCGCAGAGCGTGCTGATCAGCGCGGCAAAGATCAATCTGGAAGGATATGTAAATGCCAGCGATCTGCACTCGGTAGAAGCCAAGATCGACAATCTTAAAGCCGGCCTGGCGGCTGCTACGCTGCTGATAACGGACACGCTCCAATGCTCTGCATTTTCGTTTAATGGCGATTACGCGCGATGGGGCACGCTCTCGCTCGGCAACCTGAAATCCATGACTGTGCTGACGCACAGCATCGAAAACAAGGATTTCGATCACTATCATGGCATTACACTGACGGAAAGCAACGGAGTTGTCACCGCGACCATTGGCGCGGCGCAGGGCTCGGCGGGCAGCGATTCTTTTAACATGGCCGACACCGCTTGGTATGCGGGCCGGGTGTCGGCGTTCAAAACGGCGGTGTCCACCGCATTGGGCAGCGCCGGATGGAGCTCCGGCAGCGACATAACAACCGTAATCGCGGCGAGCTTCGATTCGGCCAACAAGAGGATCAAGGTCAATTCCGCCACCGCAACCATCGCATATCCCGGCGACAGCAGCGCGACCACTGTCAACATTGGTCTCGGCAACCTGGACATATCAGCAGCGCTCGACGCCTATGTAGCGACTCTGACTCAGCCGACCAGCTACCAGCTCAATTACCAGAGCGGCACAAATTACACCTACCATGTACGGGCACAAGTAAACGGCACATGGTATGAAAGCGGCGATTTGTCCGCAGCCAATGCCTACAACAACGGATGGTCCGGCGCTTACGGCACCGTCGGTATCAGCCCAGGGAGCGCGCAAAGCCTGACCCCGGGCAGCAGTGTGACCGTGTACGCGCAGGCGAAGAGGACCAGCGGCGCGCAGTCCAAGACCAATGTGGCGAGCGTGGTCGTCAGCGCTGCAAGCGCCTCGATCGACAGCATCGTCAAAAACGGCAGCGCAGCGTTTTCGGCGAACTATAAGACCGTATATGTGCCTGTGAAAGCCTCCGGCACCAACGTATCCGATGCGACCGAGACAGTCAGCTGTGATATCACTGACGCATGGAACGCGGGCGCAGCGTCCGTAACCCCGGAAAGCCATACCGTTCAAAGCAACCGGACGGTTACGTACACGAGCAACGGCACCAAGACACTAAACCCGTCATCAGGATATAACGTCATGGGAAAAGCCACAATTACCGTGAGTGTGCCGGATCCGGACATCAGTGTCAGCGCGATTGCGACGTCGAGCAGCGCTTACACATGCGATGTGGCAAGATCCATATCCTCCGCGTACAGTCACGCGAAGCTCACCATCACAGCCGGGAGCAAAACAAAGACCATCGCCATCAACATTATCTGATCTGAAAGGAGCAGCGCTATGAAGCAATTCACCATCATCCGCGCCTACAAAGCCCTGAAAAAGCTGGGCGAACAGGAACTGCCGATCAAAACCGCGTGCAAGGTGCATCGCCTGATGGTTAGCCTCCGGCCCGTGTGGGAATTCCAGGTGCAGGAGGAGGAGAAAATCATCAGTCGCCTCCAGCCCGGGATGAACGGCGGCGATCTGCAGTTCAAAACCCCGGAGGAAGCGCAGGAATTCCGCGACAGGCTGCGTGAGCTGAACGAAATGGAAGTTGACGATCTGGCCTTCACCCCCGTCAGCGTCCCTGTGCCGGAAGATGCCCTTCTCACCGCAAACGATATCGACGCCCTGGACGGTTTCATAAGTTTTGTGGAGGAATAGGATGTATCAGATTGAAACAGCTTCCGGCGCGGTCCATGCAGTGATCAGGTGCGGAGCGGCTGAAGGGTATCTGCACATACGAATCGTCGACGGCGAGTCTTTTGCCTCTGTCGCTGCTGAATTCGGCGATGCCCGCAATACGGAAACCATCATCCATCGCTTCGGTGAGATGAGCGCCCGCCATGAGGGATATACCGTCCTGGTTTCCGTGCAATGGGAAGGCGGCAGTCAGTACCATATCATCCTGATGAATAACGGGAGGTGACCTCCGTGAAAGGACGGAAGAACAACTGCCCGACCAATATCAAGGACTGGCAGATCAGCATCTGGCATCCGTTCGAACTCCGCTGGGTGCGTATCCGTGGGCTGAACAGCCTGACCTATGCTCTCGACAGCGATACAGAGGATGGAAGCACCGCGGATGAGGACTGGGAGGAGCCGTACGTCACAAAACGGAAGGCCAAGCTGTCGCTGGAGGGCAAACCGGTCGTTGACGCGGCGACCGGCGCAGCGGACGAAGGTCAGGACCTGCTGAACGAGTACGGCAGAATGACCCGCTGCGACGCGGATGCAATCATACGCTTTTCTGATCCGTGGGGGCACACACTTGAGGCGTATTACCAGGTAACCTCTCACGAAATCAGTTCAGACAAAAGCGGCGACAAGGTCAGCTGGGATTTGGAAATGGTGGGCGAATCCGAATTCCTGCCCTATGTCCAGGTCAGCGGGATCTCGATTGTTTCGCTTGACACGGAGCCGGAGACAATCGAGATGGATATCAACGACGCGCCGAGGCTCATCCTTGTCGCATTCACGCCGGAGAACGCTTCCAACAAGCGTTACTCCATCAAAGCCGGCGGTCAGGTAGTGCGTGTGGGCAATATTACCGACGCCGGGTTCACGATTGCTCCGCTGAAAGTTGGGACAGCCACGATCAGGATTACCAGCATCAACAATGGCCTGTATGACACCGTAACCGTAGAAGTGACCAATAACGCCCAGCCCTTCATGAGCGGCGTGCTGGGCATCGGCATGCTGGGATCTATGGTGCTCGGACGCGCGAACGTCAGCGCATAAGGAAAGGATGATGACGATGGCTTACACAAAGCACAACTTTCAGGACGGCCAGGTGCTGACCGGCGCGCAGATGGCTGACATCGATGATGCGCTCTACGCCCTGGACGCCAGCAACACCACGCTGAACGCTCAGATGCAGCGGCTGCGTGTGGTGGAGACCGGAACGGTAACCCTGACCAACTCGCAGGAGTTCCCGTTCAACAACAGCAAGCGGACTGTGGCGCTCCAGACGGCGCAGGCCAACACGGACTATCTGGTGGTGGTGGACATCGGCGAATTCACCGGCAATGTCGGGGATATCGTGGTCACGGACAAGATGACCAACGGCTTCGCAATCCAGCACACCGGATCCGCCTCTTCCGTCGAAGTCGACTACTTCGTGATTGGAGGGTTCACCGAATGATCATCACCGAGAAAAGCAAAGGCCGGAAGATCGATTATACAGTCGATGGGACCGTAATCGCGTTCGGCGACAATGAGCTGACGCTTGATCTGGCGGAGCTGCAGGATGACTGGGATATTCACATCACCGTCTGCTACAACAAGAGGCACAGACTCACCACAGGCCGCGGCGGCATCACCTATGTCGCGGAGATCGACATTCCCGCCAGGGTATACGTCGAATCCGAGAATGAGGATGAGGGTAGCGCTCCTTCCCCGCTGGACATGGAAAACGTCACGCTTGCCCTGTGGGGGGACGGAGAAGAGGAGGAGGAGTAACAGATGCCCGCAAACTTTGACCTTAGCATGCTGGCCTTTAAAGCCATCGCACCGAACAACGAGGTTCTGTATGACGATGTCGGCCTGCCCTCCTTCATGGTGCGCATCCCGAAGATGACCTATGCCGAGCTTGGCCTTGGCGATTCCACCGACGTTTTCCCGGCCTTCATTGTCAACGGCAGCGAAGTGCCGGAGATTTACATCTCCAAGTACCAGAACTGCGTGTACAACGGCCGGGCGTATTCCCTGCCTGCCAGAGCGCCGCAGACGAACATCACGCTGGAGACCGCCATCAGCCGCTGTACCGCCAAGGGCGCCGGCTGGCATCTGATGACGCGCATGGAATGGGCACTGCTGGCCCACTGGTGCAAGAAGAACGGCTTTATGCCTAAGGGCAACAACAATAACGGCAAGGATATCGGCGAGACCATCTACAGCGCGATTCCCTGTTCGTGGGATGGAACCACCCGGCAGAAAGTACTGACCGGCACAGGCCCCGTGACCTGGTATCACGATGGCACGCTGGCAGGCATCTGGGGTCTGAATGGAAATGTGAGCGAATGGGTGGGCGGCATGCGCCTTGTCTATGGCGAGCTGCAGGTGCTTGTGAACAACAACGCTGCTGACAGCTCCCATCTCCAGACAGCCGCATCCACAGAGTGGAAAGCGATCAACGCCACCACCGGCGCTTTTGTTACCCCGGACGGCAACGGAACCACCGTGGGCAGCGTAAAGCTGGACTATGTGTCGAGCCACTGGCAGTATGACACGGCCATCAGCAGTGCATCAGATTCCTCCCGCAACTGCCTGCTCGAAGAGGTCACCTGCTCTGCGAATATCGGAGATGCTGCAAAGCTCGTCCTGCAGGCTCTGGGTCTGCTGAAAACCGATGATACAGCTGGCGCATACCTGAGTGACCGTCTCTATGCCAATAATGGCGTGGCAGAACGCGCTTTCTTCTGCGGCGGCTACTATGGCGACGGCGCCAACGCGGGTGTCTTCTACTGCAGCGGCAACCACGCCCGCTCGGGCTCGAACGCGCACATCGGGTTCCGCTCCGCTTTTGTCAAACTGCCTACTGCCTAACTGTGTACTGTATGCTCCGCGATAGCGGAGCATAGAAAATTTTCTGGCCAAAATAACGGAATTGGTGATTTTCTAACAAAACAGACACAGGCCTATCAATGCAACGCTATAATGTCTCGCGTGAAGGGGGATGATCGAGGTGGCTGACAAGTCAGAGGAACTGAAAATCCTTCAGAAAATCTTTGACATGATCGGCTACGCTTACCCGGCACTCGCTCAGTTTCCCAAAGCAGAAAAGTTTGGCCTGGTGACGGACATCAAGCACATCCTGGATGAAATGCTGGAGCTGACCATCGAAGCTCAGAAGAAGTATTACAAGAAAACCACCCTCCAGGATCTGGATGTCTGCATCGCCAAACTGCGGGCCTATCTGCGGCTGTCATTTGAATTGAAGTTCCTGCCCATCAAGAAGTATGAGGTATGGTCTTCAATGGTCGTGGAGATTGGCAAGATGCTGGGCGGGTGGCTGAAAACCGTCAATCAGAAACCCGCTTCAACATAGGGTGCGAATCGGTGCGCTTTCTACTGCGGCGGCAACTATGGCAACGGCGCCAACGCGGGTGTCTTCTACTGCAACGGCAACAACGCCCGCTCGAACTCGAACGCGAACATCGGGTTCCGCTCCGCTTTACCCCAACGTCAGATACTATAAGCTCAAGGGCTTATTCTCAGTACACGGGTATGTAAAGGGATTCGCTTCCTCGGTCTGTGACGGACAGGCAGAAAAATCGTCGGCCACGAAAGCCGCTTCCGCTGCTAAGCGTGGCAATCGGGGGTGGCTGTATGGAAAAGCATCAACATGTGTTTGAAAGGTTTGTGGACTTCGAGAACCAGTATGACGGTTACCGGCTGGCCCGCCGCAACAAGCGGTACCGGCCTGAGGTGCTGGACTATACAGCCAACCTTGAGGAAAACCTGATCGACGGCATCAATCATCTGATCTGGAAGGATTATACCATCAAGGGTGCTCACGAGTTCTATGAATACTTCCCGAAAAAACGCATCATCACAGCCTGGCCGTTCAGGTATCGCGTGATCAACTGCGCAGCATACAATGTCCTCTGGCCAATCTATTCCAGGCGTTTCTATGAGCACTCCTATGGGAGCATCCCCGGAAAAGGCATGGTCTCCGCGTGCTGGCAGATCCAGCAATGGCTGCGGAAAGCCCGGGCCAGCGGAAAGGACGGGTGGTGGATCGGGAAAGCGGATATAGCGAAGTTCTTTTTCCGCGTACCCCATGAGGTGCAGCTGAGGGAGCTTGGTAAGCCGCTGGACGACTCGGATATGATGTGGTTTCTGGAGACCTCCATACACGGAGACGGGAGACCGACAGGTTTGCCGCTGGAATACTCCGACGTATCCACGGCAGAGCGCATCTTCGGCATCGGAATGCCTGTGGGCAGCCTGATCAGCCAGATGACGGCGAATGTGGTGCTCACTCCCCTGGATCACTTCCTGAAAAGAGAAGTCCGGATTCCCTGTTACGCCCGCTATATGGACGACATGTTTCTGATGGCGCCGTCCAAAGAGCAGGTGTGGGACGCGATCTGGCGGATGGATGATTACCTCCAGGAACACCTGGGGCTGCAGCTGAACAACAAGACCGCTGTAATGCCATACGATGCCGGGGTTGAGTTTGTCGGGAGAGTGATTCGCCCTGACCGCATCGATGTCCGGAAATCCTCAGCCCTGCAGATGAAAAAGCACCTGAAATATGTGCGTGAGGCTTATGGCCGCGGTGAAGTTCCCCTGGAATACGCGTTGAGCGTGATCAGGAGCTATATCGGCCTCCTGAAACATACGACCAGCACAGCGCTGAGAAACAAGCTCATGCGTGATTATGTGCTTGTCCGTCACAGTCAATAACAGCATCGGCACCGTTCAGCGGACGGTGCTTTTCTTGCGGAGGTGATGCCCTTGGAAATCATTGTCGAAGTGACCCGCCAGGAGAATGCGGATTATTTCGGCGTCTCCGTCGGCGATACGGTCCGGGTGGAATTCGAACAGTATGTGGCCGCGGTCACCGCATCGGAGCTGGCCTCCGGCGGCCTGGAGGGCTGCAAGGCGCAGGCGGTCTCCGCCAGAACCTTTGCCGTCGCGCGTGGCGTGTTGGATGGAAAAGCCATCTCCGACAGCTCATCTTCCGCACAGGCATACCGGGCCAGACGCTATGATAAGAAGCTCTATCCTGTACCCATACAGGCGGCGCGGGAGACTGAGGGGCAGATTCTCACCTTTGGTGGGAAAGCTATCAGCGCTGTCTACTCCGCCTCCAACGGCGGGAGAACCGTTTCGTCGGCAGAACGCTGGGGCGGCGCGAGGCCCTATCTGATTGCCCAGGACGATCCATGGGACGCCGCCGCCGGGAGCGGCAGAAGCGGCCACGGCGTTGGCATGAGCCAGCGCGGCGCACGGTATGCCGCAGGGCTGGGAATCTCCTATCGGGAGATCCTGGCCTTTTATTATCCCGGGGCAGCGCTCTGTTCCGGATATGGAAAGGTGGTGATGAAAGTGATGAACGAATCCTCAGAAAAGGTTGTAGCTCTTGCCCGGGAGCGCATCGGACAGCCGTATGTCTTCGGTGCCCTGGGCGAAGACTGTACGCCCGCCAATCGAAAGCGGCGCAACCGGGCAGACTATCCCAATATCGTCGGCAAATGCCAGGCGCTCAGCGGGAAGAAATCGACCTGCGCCGGCTGCAAGTACAATGGATCCCAGATCTACGACTGCCGGGGCTTCACCTATTGGTTGCTGAAGCAGGTGGGTATCTCCATATCGACCGTCGGAGCCACCACACAGTACAACACGTCCAAGGATTGGGCAGAGCGCGGAGAAACCGCCAGTATGCCTGATCTCGTTTGCTGTGTATTCAAAAAGGTCGGCAGCAAAATGAGCCACACCGGCATGCATATCGGCGGTGGCAGGATCATCCACTGCTCCGGTGAGGTGAAGGAGTGTGTCATCGACAAAAGCTGGACGCACTATGCCATCCCGAAATATCTGTACAGCAGCGAAGAACTCGAAGAGGCAGGAGGTATCCTTGTGAGCAGCATTCTGAAAACCGGTTCCAAGGGAGACGCGGTCCGGAGCCTGCAGGAGGATCTGACCAAACTTGGTTTTGGCTGCGGTGACATCGATGGCAAATTCGGCACAAAGACCGCTGCGGCTGTTAAGGCTTTCCAGAAGGCATACGGTCTGTCTGTGGATGGCGTCGCCGGCACTGTCACCCAGACAGCAATTGCCAACGCTCTGGCTGGCGTTTCAGCGCAGCCTGAGCCTTCACCGGATCCAAACGATGAGAAGACCGTTTCCGTTCGGCTATCTGCGCTGGAAGAGGCTGTCGCCCGCCTTGCCCAGGCAGCCGGCATTGAGCTGTGATCACGCCGGAAGGGAGGAAATCAAATGGACGAACTCAACGCAACCGTTGCCAGGCTCTCCACCGATATGGCGCGAGTGGACGAGCAGATCAAGACGCTGTTCAAACAGCAGGCTGAGATCAAGGCCCTGACCGAGACGGTGCAGAAGCTGGCCATGTCCATCGAGCGACAGGGGCTCAGCCTGAAGACCACCGATGAAAAGCTGGACGGCGTGAAATCCGATGTGGATGAGCTGAAGGCCAAGCCGGCAAAACGCTGGGAGACGGCTGTCGGCGTAGTGCTCAGTGTTATCATCACCGCGCTTGTAACCTATGCCCTGACAACCGCAGGGCTGAAATGAGAGGAGGATTCCCATGACCATCGATCTGACCCCCATCTTCCAGGCTGTGATTGCTCTGCTGGCCGCGCTGATCACCTATAAGCTGATCCCCTGGATCAAGTCCAAGACCACCGAGCAGCAGCAGGCGAACCTGTACGCCGCCGCAAGGATCGCCGTGTTTGCGGCGGAGCAGCTCTTCGGCGCCGGCCAGGGACAGGAAAAACTGGAGTATGCCATGGAGGCGCTGCAGCGTGCAGGCTATAACGTCGACACAGAGCTGGTTCGTGAGACAATCGAGGAAATCGTGAACAGCTTCACGCGGTATGCTGTGCCGGATTCCATGATCGAAGAAGACGAGCCGGAAGACAACGAGCAGATTCACCCGCCTGAAACAGACGGGGAGACCGACTGACAGAAAAGCAGCCCTTCGGTGGAGCGATCCGTCGGAGGGCTTTTTCGCATTTTTGGTGCCAGAGCATCGATTCCGCACGTTGCAACGGCGCTTCCTGCCTGTCGGCATCTCTGGACAGGTTTCCCATAGGGCAGAAGGACAGGCGCCAGGAAACGCCCCTGAGACTTGTTTCCGGCGGTCTGTACTGCCGCATCAGAAAACCGCCCGGCGGGCGGCTCAATAGATACCATCATCATCGATCAGGTTGATCTTCTCCCGGAGCAGGCACAGCGCCTCTTCATAACTCCCGGAGCTGGTGACTGCCTGATACAGGTCATTCCATTCGCTGATCCTCCGCTCTTTCCGGAGCGCTTCCCGGACCGCTGCCATGATGCAGTAGATATTCCCGGAAGGACCGTGACTGTTGAAATGGATTTCTTGTCGGTTCATACTTTCACCCCGTTTCGTCTGGCGCAATCCATTGCCTTCCAGAGCTTTTCAAAATCCTCATGCCGGAAGCCGAAATCAATGTATCCCTGTCTGACCGTAGTGTAATACGCGTCGGACGGCATCTGGATGGGAAAGCCGTCATTCATGATGTATGCAATGGCGTCCCCGACCTCCTCAGAGACCTTCTTCTCCCCGGTCTCATCGTACCCGTTCAGCAGAATTGGGAAAGGCTGTTTGGTGTAGAACCGGGGGAAGCCCTCATATCGGTCCAGGTTTTCCTCATCCCTGGCACTGATCCTCCAGATAGCCACCGGAACATAGGTCCCCTGTTTGCGCTCAATCGTCAGGAAGCCCCGCCGAAACACCAACTCGTAGTTCCGGATTTTGCTGATGCCAACCGGCACCGCGTCCGGGCACCGGCAGGACATCTGATGCTTGTTCAGGTTTGATCCGTAGGCGAGATAGAATTTAGACACGCTCGCGCTCCCCTTTCTCCCATCCTTTTCTCTCAATCATGCCAACGCTGATGGCTGTCGTAGGATTGAACTGATTCGGCAGGTCGATCATCAGGGATCCGTTGTAGTCCACATCGACGACCGTGTACTCATGCCCCCGGAACCGGACTTTCTTGCCAACCCATTCCTTCTTCATGTTTTCGATGCCTTCCCGGTAAGTCATTGCTGTTTCCTTTCTGCCGGGGATTGAGGGCTCCCCGGCCGGCCCATGTCGATCAGTGGACGAAGAAGCGGAGCTCGCCGTTGAACATCTCGTAGGTCATGCTGTGCTCGATGTCAAAGCGGATGTAGTTCCAATCGGTGGCGTTGTACAGGGGTTTGCGGTCGTATTCCCCCACGTGGCGGCACATCCGGTGCCGATTAATTTCGAGCTTGCTCACGGTGTGGATGATGCGGATCTTACCCGGCTGGAATCCCCACTCATCGGCGATCAGCTGAACGGCTTCCTCATCGGTCAGTTCCCGTGTGCCGCCGCCGGCAGCCAGTTCCTCGTACCGGGCCTGGGGCACATTCTCCGCGTATTCGTGCGGCTGCCATTCCTGCTCCCGTTCCAGCTGGGCCTCCAGGCGGGCGATGCGGGCATCCCGATCTTTGATGGTCTGCATCAGGTTCTTCTCGACTTCCACCTGCTGGGAGCGGAGGCGCTCGATGGTCTCCAGGCGCCTGTCGTACACCTTCTGGATGCTGCCGCTCTGCACAAAGTGCTTGCAGAAGGCCCGCTTGTCACCGTCGAAGGCGTAGTACTGTTCCTCGATCTCAGCGTATTCCTCGGGGCTGGGCTCGAAACCGGTCAGATCGGTGAATTCGTGGAGCATCATGGTGAAATTCCTCCTTGATTTTTCTGCCTTACTCTGCTACCATCAAGGAGGCGGGGGTAAGGCTCCCCGCGCTCCTGTCTCAGGGGCTGGCCGGTGGCTTTCTCAGGGCTGCACCGGCCTTTTCTTATGCCTTGACCTTGCTGTCACGCACGATCTTGGCGGCTTCCTCGGCGGCTTCCTTGTCCTTGATCGTCGCCTCGATCAGCTTGGCGATGTTCTCAAGGTACTGGTTGAGCTCC